TTTCCAGTCAGCTTCATTATAAGTTCCGTTTTTAATAAATCCTATAATTCCGGGCAGCTGATGCCACACAGTTTGATATTCTTTTGGAATTTGCTCAAGTCGATCAATTACAAAATCTTTAATAGCTTCCGGCATTTTACCTATATTAAAATGTGAAGGAGAGTGAACTAAATTTAAATATATCCCAAGATCAGAATACGATGTGTAATACTCATCTAAAATTTCCGGCAAATAAAAAATGTTGATAGAACTTAATGTGACACACCAACTAATTGACATGTTGTTATAGGTGTCTTTATAGTTTCTTGCATGTTGCATGTTACCACAGACTTCGTCCCATTTGGCTGGAAATCTCATATACTCAAAACGTTCGCCTATTCCATCTATACTAAAACTTAAATTAATAGATCTAAAATGTTGCCATAGCTCAGTTTCTTTCGGCCAAGTAGTTCCGTTGGTATTGTAATGCAATTCAATGTCTTTTGAATAGCCTTTGTCAACACATATTCTAAGTATCTCCCACATCTTTTTACTCATAAACGGTTCGCCGCCGTAAAAGTCGAACTGTTTAATTGTATCTAAATTATTAGCTAGGTCATCCCAAAACGGACTGTCTTCGTCATATTGCTGATGATATTTTTTCATAGTTTCGCCGTATTCTTTAAAAGAGATGTTTTTACTATGATCCAACTCATATGCTTCTTTCATCCACATAGAACTTATACTAGGATGGCAAGTCCTGCATTTAATGTTACAGGTATTGCCAAGATTCAATTCGAATTTTGCTAGGCCGCTGTATGGCGGTCGATTTTGCCATTGTATTTCGTGAAGGTATCGTTCATTGTCTCTCAAACGTTTGCTTTTTCTTCCACCGTCTTCTTCTTCCCAGCATAGCTGACAAGCGTTGTCTCTTACACCATTATCTAAATTATTTCTAATTTTTTTAGCTATGGTATTATCAAAATTGTCTCGAATAGATGTTTTACCTATAATTAATTTTTTAGGGAAAAATGTCAAATTATTATATGAATCTTTAATCATGCAACACATTTTTGTGCTACCATCATTATTAGCACTCATAGCATGAAATGCATTTACACACCAAGATTTTTTGTTGTTATCGTTTATCATAATTTTTGTATATATCTTCACAAAGATTGTAGAATTCTTTGTATTCTGGAAAGGTCTTTAACAAGCTAGTATTTAACCGCTTATCATTTTCAGTAAAGAAACTGTAAAAGTCTCTACGCCCTGCACGAATTTTTTCTTCTGGTATGGTTTTAGCCTTCATGTAATCTGTAACACGCAAGAACTTTTCATATTCTAAATCACTCAGCCATTCACTTGATTTAATAAACGCCAAGGTGTCGTCCATGTGCTGTATGAAATCGTCTGTGAGAATATTAATCATCCAGTGAGGTGGTTCTTTTAAATAAGGAGTATCGAACTTGATCGCATTCTTACCGAATTCTTTACGCCACTCGATAACTTTTTCCAACAAGCTCTTGAAATTAGTAACACACAAAACATTAAATGTACACATGAAGTTTACAGTAGTGCCCGTGGCCAATACAGCCCGCATATTGCGTTCCCAATGAACGCAGTCTAACCCCGTACGCATGTACTCTGCTTGTTCGCCCCAACTGTCAATGCTGGTGTAGAAACTAAAGCTACGAATCTTCTTTTGTTGTAACAACGAACCAACCCGCTGAATTAAACTGTCAACTTTGGCAAAGCTAACTCCAAGATTACTATTAATTGTAATTTCTAAATTAGGTGCTGGTTCTGTTTCTAACAAATCAAAGAACTGCATAGCACCGGGATTCATCAAAGGTTCGCCACCTGTGATGCGCAGTGTGTGTAGGTCTTTGCGTAGACTCGGCCACCACTTCCAGAACGCTTCAATGTACGGATTTTCATCCTTAGGCCCATAGTAAGAACCGTTGGTCATAAACTCAATGCCGTACTGATTGTAGGTCAAATCATAGTTGCCATGCTTTTTAATTTCTTCAGTCCACATTGTACTTGCTTGCGGACAACAGTATCCACATCTATAATTGCATCCGTTACCAAAGCTGACTTCTAGATATCGTGGATTAATTGGGGCATCCCATGGCAACTTAGCCACATCATCAATAAGCGGTATTGAGTAATCGCTTGAACTATGAATCATACGATCACTGATATGCTCG